CCCCTCCCACCCTAGGTTTCCCTAGCCGCGCTCCGTTGATTGCTAGCGCGTCCCAGCATCTGCTACCCCTGTCTGTCGCCCGTAGTCCACGAACGTCCGTCCCGCATTCTCTGCGTCAGTTGCCCACCGTGTACGTTCGCCGTCGGCTTGGGCCTTTGTCTGCATGTAGCGGGCGATGATGGCGTCACGGGCCCGCGTTGTTGGTGAGGTCTATCAGATTATGCGGCACGGCTTAGGCGGCGCATGACGGCGGCAATGTCTGAAGGTCGCCACAAGTACCACTCGACGTGCCCCGCGAGAGTGTCGCGCCAGTCTGTCTGGGCCGTTGCCATGCGGCCTGTCTCCGTCTTTAGTTCCGCGAATATCACCCCCTTCGTGCGGTGCGCCAGCACAAGGTCGGGGAATCCCACGTTGCCCGTGATGGCAGTCATCCACCTGTCGCCCACCTGGGCAGGTCGGGAGTGCTGCACCATCCATCCAAACGTACCCGCCAGCTCGATGACTTGCGCCTGCCATTCCTTCTCACTCATGGGCCGGGGGTACTCAGAGAGGCGGGGGGTCAAGTGACGCCGCCTTGTCTGCGTGACTCTGGGCATTCTCCCGGAGCTTTAGGGATCGCTGAATTTCGTCCACGCGGTCTGGCGTGAGTTCACTAAAGCGCGCCACGCCGTACATGGCCATGGCACCGTTCACTAGGTCTTTGCCATGCTCGTCGACTAGCGCCTGGTACGCATCCTTCCCATCCGCCTTGTCGTCGTGCGTTTCCTGCACGGGCGACGGGAGCGGCGTGGCCTTCGCCTTACGCGGCGCGGGCTTATCCTTTTCGGGGTGGTCTTTTTTCCAGAGGTCAAGCCCGATACCCGCGCGCATTCCAGCGTTCCTCAGGAAATCCCCCACTAGCTCCTTCACTGCGTCAGACTTGCCCGGGAGGCATGAGCCATAGCCGGGGCGACGAACGCCGCACAAGTGCAGGTAGCCCCAGAGACCAATAGGCCGCCCCTGATCGTCAGTCACTAGCAGTGGCAGGCCGTCGGCGTCAAAGGCCATAGGCTCCCACCACCACGTTGGGTCGCATTCCAGTAGCGCCCTGGTGGTCGCGGCGTGGCCTAGGTACTTCAGCTCTACGCCACCCTTCGGGATTACGTCCACCATCTCGGCAGGCGGTGAAGCCCATTCGGCCAGCAGTTGCCGCAACGCTTCGCGGTCGTCTGCATGCGTGTCCATCAGTTCCCCTTAGATTCCGGCAAGCCACGCGCACAATGGCGCGGCAAGCGTGTAAGTAATGGCGGCCACGATAATGACCCCACTAATCTCGAAAGCCCAACGGTTGATCGCCCTCATGCGGCGTCATCCCAACCGCTGTAATCGGCGCGTTCGTCAAGCGGCGAGACGTAGCCGCTACCGGGCCTTGTGGATTGCAGTTGCCTCATGCGTGCTTTGGCCGCGAATAGCGACACGGCGGGCGGCGTGTTCTGCGGGTCCGTCACCGCTAGCTCCACCATCAGCTCACGAATCTCGATGAGCGCTTTGGCGGCGTGCTGCTCAATGGCCCAGTTCACGTTGTCCCCGTGAATGCGGCGGCACTCAATAAGCGCCTTCGCGGCGTGCTGCTCAATCGCGGCTAGCTTTTCTTGCGCGTTCATATTTATCCCCTTGATAGTGGTGGGCCGGGTGCTGGTACTTGGGCTCAACACCCGGCCACCTGTCGAAACGCTACGCCCGGGCCTTGCAGCGTGTCAAGCATTGCCCGGTAGCGTCCCACTATGCGAAACACGCGCTAGCGCTTATCGCATCCCCATCCCCACCCCGCGCGCGCCCATAAGCGGTTGGCAGTGACCATCTGCTGCCGCCAAGTGGCGTCGCCTGCATTGTCGGGGTAGCCCTTCGGCTTGTAGGCATCCCACGATCCGAAATAGAAACCCAGACCGCCTTCGTAGCGGGGGCCATGGTGCTGCCAATTCACGCCGCCATAACCCTTGCCGGGTTGCTCGCACCTGCCGACCTTTAGCCATAGGTCGTGATTCGCAGGGAGCGGGGGGCGTGGTGCTGCTGCTGCTGGTACTGCGATGATTGCCACGGCAAGCGCGGCTCCAATGGTCCTACGCATACGGTTAGTCCTTACTAGGGGACACGGCCTGCCACGACCTCAGCACCGCGACTAGCGCGGTCATGCCTGCTGAGATTGCAGCGAGTAGGGCGGAAGGATTACCACTCGCCCAGGTGGTACAGAAAGCCGCCATGACGACTGCCGCAGCGGTGAGCCCTGCGATGGTGCTGGGGCCTACCTTCGGGATCACGACGCCTTCTCCTGCACGTAGTCAGTCGGTTCGGCCGGCGGCGGCTCGATGACGTCGGTACCTGGTGGCAATGCTTCGGGGGCCATTTCTCAGCTCTCCTTATACGTCTTTTTCCACGGGCGGGCGGTGATCTTGTTTGCCGCTTCGTATGCCTTCATCTGGTCATCGCGGATGGCCTTGCCGGTTTCGTACATCCACGGGCCAAAGCTCCAGTGGGAGTAGGTGCCGGGAGGGCCTGCGCGGAATGCGTAGGGCGATGAGGTCTCTACCTTCACGGCCTGCGTCCACTGGTCCGGCTGTGACGCCGCGAATTTCTTGAGTTGCCCATCCCTCTGCTCAGCGGTCGGCCACCCGCCGTAAAGCTTGACGCGCGTGTCGTCAAATCCATAGCCGTTTTCCACGGCGGCGGGCCCGGGCTCACCGACGTCCGGCAGGCTAATCCGTTGCCAGCCGTCGGCCCATGAGCGCGTGACGCTGGAAACGGAATCCTGCCAATTTCCCTCTAGTGAGGTGAACAGATTGCCCGAACCGATTGACGCCACGAAACCTATGTGGACGCCGGGCAGGATAAAGCAATCACCTGGGCGCGCCTTATTGTTGCCCGGGAGCAGCCAGCCTTTTGCCTTCGCCTTGTCGGCGGTGGTCTGCGTGCTGGGGGACATAATTGACTTTGCCGACGCCTTGTACTTTGACGCCGCGTTGCTGGTGGCGATGATGTAGCCCACGAAGGAATTGCACCACGGGGTGCCCGAGAGGCCATAGAACGCCTGGCACTCGTCGACAATCGGTGCGCCGGACTTATTCGGTGCGCCTTCGTGCGCGCCTAAATAGCCCTGGGCGGTGCGTAGCGTTTCCTGCCCGTTGCTCAGACTCATGCTTGCCCCCTTGTGACCATTGCGATGATTATGGCAGTAATGGTGCCCCCGGCGACCATCCAGAGAATACGGGAGGTGGCGGCCACGCCCTGTAGGCGCGCGCGCCATAGCTCAATATCCCGAACGCGGCCGTTTGTCTCACGGACCATAACCTCAATGCGGTCAAGGTGCGCCGTAATCTGGTCGGCCTCCTCGGAGGTCACGCGATGGCCTGCGCGGTGATTGCACGGCCACCATAGGTGCCGGTTCCCCCGGGGTGGGCGCTGTAGTTCATCGTCAAGGTTTGCGTACCAGCGGTGAGGCCGGAAAGCCTAAACGTCTTTGATAGGGAAGCCCCGTATCCCGCAACGCTCACATCCCACCGCACGGCGTTGTTTGTGCTTCCCGCGATGGTGTTTGCGCCGGTTCCGGTGAAGTTGCAGTAATAGTTGCCGGTTGTCGTTCCGGTAATAAAGCATGAAACGGTGATAAGGATATCGGTGCCGATACTAAGAGTGACCGTCGGATTTGTGCCACCGGAAGTGAGCGTTGCAGTTCCGGGAAGCGCAGTAGCAGTAGTTCCAGCCGTTGCGGTATGGGCACTGATAGGCGTTACACATACCCAATTGGAGCCGTTGTAAATTGTCTGGATTCCCGTTACCGGCGGGGTGCCTGCCGTGTCGCCCGTACATGCTGCAACGGTTGACGCTGTGATGTAGGCCCGCTGTCCCTCAAAAGGCGACGTGATCGCGGCATCCCGTAGGGCCTCGGTGGCGTAGATAGGCCCGCCTGCCAGCGAGTTGTCCCGAACGTTGGTGTTGAGGGAGGCAGCCGTCAGGATTGCTCCGGAGACGAACGTACTAGGTGCGGTCCATGCCATTTCTAAACCTTTCTAGAATGCCAGCAGGTTGGTATCGAGGATGCCAAAAATGGCGTCATCAAGTGTGAAGTATGCGGACTGGTCGCTACTCTCGAAAGTGTATTCGACAACGTGACTACCTGGCGTAATGGAATGCTTAATGCCCGACACGATCAGGGTTTGAGTTACGCTTGCCGGGCTGCCCACGCTGTAGGTTTTCTGCACTGACGCTATCCGCGTAAGGTCGGTGGAAAGGGCCGTCACTTGGTCGGCGGTGCTGAGTGCGGCGAGCTGCACGGTCACGCCGGTGAACCTCAGCACCGGGTCCATATAGCGCCCCAGCAGGTAGTTGCCCAGTGCGGCCGTTTCGGCGACGGTGCTATTGAGTAGGTCCAGCTTTGTCAGCTGCTGCGCCTGGTAGAGAGCGATGCTCGCCGCGTTACTCGCCGTCGAGGTGTTTGTAGGCGGCGCATCGTATGCAGGGCTGCGGGTCTGAATGTAGTTATAGAGCAGCTCGTCCCCGTACTGGTTCTCCAGTGTGCGGTACGGGATGCCACCGCTCCCCGTGTCCACGAAGGCAATGGACGAAACCGGGTTAAGCACTGCCGCGCGCCCGGTAAAGGTCACGGTGCCATTAGAGGCAATGAATAGGTAGCCCTGCTCAGACGTCGCCACGTTCTGAAGGTAGGTGAGCACGTTCGTGCCCTCAGTAATCGGGAATGCCCCGAGCGTGGAGGAACCCGTCCCGACGCTGTACGGGCCTTGGTACGCCACCTCGGGGCGCGTGAGGACGTACGCCACGCGCGCGCTACTGGATTCCGCTGAGGGCGTGACGGCGTTCATGGACTGATTTGCCAGCACGGTAAAGGCATCCGCGCACGCCACGGTCGTCACGTTCGCATTCGTGGTGTATCCGTACTCGAGGTCCCAGTCGGTCACGAAACCGGTGTAGATAATGACGCCGCCCGCGAGGACCTGCACGGGCTGCCGTGGGGCCACGAACGGGTAGTAAATGCTGGCAGTGTTTAGCGGGTCGAGCAGGCGTGTGGGATCGTAAATCTGGAGCTGTGCCGTGCCGCCGTTAAATTGTTCCATCTCACGGTTGCGGCCCCTGGTGATGCTTACCGACTGCACCATGCTGGTGAGGTCCACCATCTGATAGCCGCCCAGCGTGCCCGTGTCCAGTAGCCCGTAGGTGGCGTTGTCCAGCTGGAACGGCGTCCCAAAGTTGGTCGTCGTCTGGAATCCAACCAGCACCTGAAGTGTCGGGCTCGCGCTCATGCTGCCGCGAATACCGGGCCGCTGCGGCGCTGCGCGTTCTGTATGGCTTCGATGATCTGCTGCCCGATCTGGTCCGGCGTGGAGACTAGGCCCGCCTGCACGTTGATGGTGATGCCGCCGCCCATGCCGCTAAGCCTGTCGAGCGGGATGACGGCCTCTGGGCCTGCCTCACCGATGAGCCCCAGTGTCGGGCGCGTGACAATCCCGCCCATGGCGAAGGGCGTTGCCGGGTTACCGTCAAAGCCGCCAGCGGGGTTCAGACCGCTCCCCGGGTCGGCCGGATTAAACGGCGTCCTGTTGCCCTTGTCGAATGATCCAATCAGCCTAAGCAAAGCTTGCAGCGTCTTAAACGCGGCGTAGATCGGCGCGAAGGCCACGACGAAGGCCGTTTTGAGTACGTCGAGCGCGGGGCCGGCGTTTTTCTCAATCCAGTTAAATGCCGTTTTGAGGGCATTGACGACCCCGCTAATGATCGGTGCCACGTTCTCTGATATCCAGTTAAACGCGGCCTTGAATGCGTTGCCTAGCCCGTCGACGAAACCCCGGAACGTGTCTGAGGTGTTATAGGCGACGATCACGGCTGCGACGAATGCGGCAAGGGCAAGGATGACAATGCCGATGGGGTTAAGCGATAGCGCGAGGTTGTAGGCGTACTGGGCGGCGGTGAGGATCGCGGTGGTGGCCGCTGCAACCTTCATGGCGATGTTCACTGCGATGATGGCGGCTGCGAACGCGGCTATCGCCACACCTGCAATGGCGACCACTGTGGCGTTTTCCTGCACGAACGTGGCCATACTTTGCAGCACTGGGAGCAGCATGCTGATGGCCGGGAGCAGGGCCGCGCCTATGGCCTCTTTTGTCTCGTCAATCGTGACGCCCAGCGTGCGAAACTTGCCCGCGCCTGTCTCTGCAGCGTCGGCGGCGGCCCCGCCCGTGAGCTTTGCGAGTTCCGCCTGGGCCTTCTCAAAGTCCTTTGACTTGATAATGCCTTCGTCAAACCCGGGAATGAGTTTCTTTAGCGCCCCGAGGTTTCCGCCGTATGCTTTTGCAAGGCTAGAGGTTACGGCTTCGAGCGGTCGGCCCGTCTGTGCTGAAACGTCGAGGGCGATGCCCAGCAGGTCCTGCGCCTTCGCCACGTCGCCGGTTGCCGTTGCCAGTTTGCCAAGCGCCGGCCGCAGCTGATCATCGGCAATACCCACCTGCATGGATAGCGCGGTGATGTATTTATCCGCAGCTGCCACGCCTGCATCAGTTGCGCCCGTGACGCGCTTCAGTTGCCCTGCCAGCAGGTCGGATGCCGCTGCATCCTCTATTGCGGCTTTTGCGAAGTCCACCGCAGCGGCCCCGAGGGCCACAAGGGCAATGCCTGCGGGGATGGCCGCTTTCTTTACGGCGAACGCTGCACGCTGTCCGTTGGTTTCGAGTTTCTTAAACTGCTTCAGCGCCGAGTCGATGCCACGGGAATTAAAGTCCGTAATGATCGGGATAGTGATTGCCATTACTGGATCTCCCTGTTAATGCGATCTACGGCAACCCCGAGAACGTCCTCGACGCCTTGGGCAATGCGACCGGCGTGGCGTTCGTAGGCAGGCCATAGCAGGCGCGGTGAGGATGCGCGGAATAGCGGCCCCAGCGTCTTTGCCGTCGGTACCTCAAAGAGAACACCGGCAGGCTCGCCCTGGCTGATGTAGAGGACGGACGACTGGCCGCGCCGTGTGGAGGTCTTTAGCTTTACGCCCCGGGCTACCTTCGCGCGATCCCACGGAAATATGGCGTAGCCCTTCGGATTCCACGCCCGGGCCATGCCGCTTGCCGGAAGCGCGGGGTAGCCTGCCTTGACCTCACTCAGCACGGGAGCCACTACCTCGCGCATGCCTTTATTGAATTCTTTGCGGTACTCCGGCTCAATCTTTCGCAGCAGTTTGATTGCCCCGGCCACACCTTCAATATCTGTGGACATTCCGACTGGCATCAGGTGCGGCGGCTTTCGTTTATTGCTCCGAGGACCGTAGTCAGGTCCCTAATGGTGAACGGTACATCTGGGGGCCAGTAGCCGGTGCCTGCCAATACCTCAGCGAGAGCCCGCCTTACTGTTCCCCTGGCGTAGGGTTTGTGTTCTCTCCCTCCGCGTCCTCGATTGCCTCAATTATTGGGTCATTCTGTAGGAAGTCGTCAAACTTGAGCGGGACCGTAATCCCTTGGTGTGCAGCTGCACGCCACACACAGAACGCCAGCCACCCCACCCGCATTTCCGATGCATTCGCCATACACTGGAAAGAGCGGTCGTACTTTTCCTCAAACTGTGAGGCAACGTAAAGGCTGGTGATATCAACTTCGTGCGACTGGCCCTTATACAGAAGCGTGAATTGTGCAGGCATCTTTTCCCCTTAGTCTTTGCCCTACGGCGTAATGTCGCGTGCCCAGGTGCCTGCGGAAAACGACACCTCGTACACCTGAAGCTCGCCCACGGTCTGTGCGGTCGGAATGTCGGCGATCATGGTGTTTGTAATCGTGTATTCCGGGTTGCTCGCGCTGATTGCGCCTGCGGCGTGGGTGACCACGATGACGGTATCGCCCTGGCCTACTTCGGCGTTTAGCGTGGCCTCAACCTCGCCAGCGCCATACGAAGCGTAAAGCGTGATGGAACCTTCGACGGTCTGAAGCCCTGCAACCATACGTTCGCCCAGATCGCCAAAGGCGGTGGAGGTGAGCGGGTTAGAACCCAGCGTGAAGGTAATGGACGAACACTGGTCAGTGAGGTCCACCCCACCGATGGTGATGCTGTGCGGCTGTGAAAGATAGGTGGTGGTAGCCACTGGTCTAGCTCCTCATGGTTGATACGCGAATGGTGAGATCGAATGACGGGATATCCTGCCCGCCGATTGCCGTCATCGACGGGGTGCCACTGATGACGCTGATTTCCGAATCCATGATGGTGTCGGCAGCGGTCATCAGGTAGTCAGATGCGTCCTGGTTGCCCGGGGGCGCGGCGAGTACCCGCAGACGGAACGTAATGTCTGCAATGTTGGAATTGAAACACTGAAACGTCGGCGGCTCGATGACGACAGACATAGGCCGCGCGTTCCGCGAATCAGTCACGACGGCAAGCCCGAGGGCCGTGAGACTGGCCGCGAGTGTCGCCTGGGCCTCTGCGAAAATGCCCGTGGCGCTCATGCGACCTGCGCCCGGTTCACGCCCAGCAGCTTGTTGATCTGCCCGTGGGTGCCGAAGGGAACCGCGCCGCCCATCTGGTCGAATGATGCGTAAGAATCGACGGACCCACGCTCACGGTAAAGCGCCGCACCCATCATGATCGTGCCCAGTAGAACGTCGGGCCCGGGGACCGTGGTGAGAGAGTCAAAGTAGCCCGACTCCCTGCGCCGACGGTAGGCGAAAGCGTTACCGGCATTGGTCGCGACCGTGACAAAGGCTTCGTCATTCGGCGTGGCAGGGTCAATCCCTAGCCAGTCGAGTACGTCCTGGTCACTTGCCCAAGTGCATACGGGCGTGAAGGTAAGCGTGCCCTGGGGGATGACTGCATCCCGGGCCACGTCGGCAGCGTCTGAGTAATACAGGAGCTGGTTCGGCAGGATGATCTCAGGGTCGAATAGCCAGTCGCCTTCGTCATTCACCCCTAGGTACAGATACGTCGGGACGGCCTGCACGACGAACGTGCCATTAAAGCCGGATACGTCGGTGACCACGATCACCTGCCCCGTGCCGATCTCAGTCACCTCTAGCGTCTGAATGACGGCATAGTCATCTATGCGCTGCGCGTGAGTAATTGAGTATTCGGACATGGGGCAGGTGACCTAAAGCGGTTTAGAACGTCGCCTTGATGAACTTCATGGCGTCAATCATGACGACGCCAAGGTAGCCGCGAAAAGCGATGGTGCGCGACAGCGTGGAGGGCACGTCGACTGCGATTGCGCCCTTCTGCTGCTCGTAAACCTCAAAGCCCTCAGCGTTACCCACAATGACGGTATCGGTGGCGAAGTTGCGGTCGACCACGACGCGCAACCCAAAGGCCATGCCAGCGCCCTCAGTCACGGTCAAATCGCCGTATGCGTTCATTGGCCCAAGCATCGGGAACAACGGACGCCCGGCAGTGTCCACAAGCCCAAGCAGGTAGCCCCACATATTCGGAGACACGAAGAGGTGCGTGGGTAGGTTGCCATTGCTGTTGGTGAGAATGTCCTGGGCGGCGGTGCTAACGAATGCGGCCCACTGCTCAGGGTTCGTGGCGTCGTTGCCAAAGGCGTTAGTTTCCGTTGCGCCAGTCTTAAGCGCGTCGGCTGCGTAGTTGTCCGTGGTGTTAGCGTAAATGCGCGCCATATCGTCAAGCACGACGCCGATTACCTCGGGCTGAGTCCAGTCAATGACCTGCTCGCTCAGAGTGGTCGTGCCGGCGAAGGAAACCTTGCTGACGACAATGTCATCGACGACCAGCGTGCCGATCTGCACTTGGCTGTTCTGCGTTGCCTGCTCAGCCACGCTCAGGTGGGTCGTCACCTTCGGGCGAATAAACGTCGAGCCGCCACCCGGGAGGGCGCGGGCACCGAGGGCGTCAATCACCGGGCGGTTGCCCCGGAAGTTGTTGTAGACCGGCTGCACAATCGGAAGCGGCAGGATGCCCGGAGTGTCGGTGGTGATGGTGTCCGGAGCAGCGGCCTGAATGCCAACCTGCATGGCCTCAAACTTCGCGGGGTCAGTAAGCATCGCTGAGATGTACTGAGCCGGGGTCGGCATCACGAAAGCGCGCTTGGCCTCTGCGTAGATGATCGGATTGGTCGGGATGGTGGCCTCTGCCGCAATGGGCTCAGCCGTTACGGCGTCTGACATTTCTTCATCCTCTGTGTCTGGTTCTGGATCGGGGTCGGGGCTGGTTGCCGCGACGTTGGTGATTACTGCATCGACGTAGGCAGGCTGCGCTACTAAACTCAGCTCCCTAAGCATCGCTTTTGTCACGGTCATAACGCCATCGGCGTCAGTCGTGAAGGTGATGGGCTCAGCGCCGACGCTAACGGAATCGTAGGCACCGGACTGGAGCAGGGCCACGGCGTCACGGGACGCGCGCGTGTCGGCCAGTGTGGCTTCGAATTCAAGGCCTTGGGGCGAATCGGTGAGGGTACTCACGACGCCACGAAGCTGAGTCATATCGTGATTCTCGATGAGCTTTGCGGCCTTCTGATTAAGGTCGAACGCGCCCCTGGCGAATTGCACTGAGGTCCCGTCAGACACCGTGGCGACTACATCCCACGGCACTGCTAGCCCGCTGATGCGGGCAGGCTGCGTAGCGTCACCGGCCTGTGCGGTGATCAGTGTGGCGTCTGCATCAAAGCGGATCAAAGTTCCACCTCTTCGTTTTCCATGATCGAACCATCCGGCATGACATGGGTGTCCATGTCGCCGATGTATGTCTCGGTGTCGAATTCAACATGGCGACCCCGGGGTAGCACGTCGTCCATTGACAGACGTTCCGCGATGGCGTGGAGCAGGGGCCGTGCGCCGAATTCGATGAGGTCCTGCCGGGACTGCTGCGCGTTGGCGTAGGTCATGCCGGACTGGTCGACGGCGAGCAGGTAGGCGGGGATATCCATAAGCCGCGAAATATCCTTCGCCGAATACTCGCGCCCCTCGACCAGCTGCAGCTTCGACGGGTCGCTGTCGAATTCCGTAAAGGTGATTCCCTCAGACAGTGCGCCGATGGCATTTTCACGGCGAGAGGACGACCACGACGCGGCCAGCTCGCCCAGTTCCTCCGATGACATAGGCTCGCCACCCGTCTGCTGAAGGTAGCCCGCAGCAATCTCATTACTCGCAAACCGCTCCGCCGCCTGGTCGAGTCGAATGGCACACTGCACCGCGCGGCGGCCGGTGTACACAATTCCCTGGGACCCCGAGAGGAAACACACCACGTCGCGGTTATTTAACATGACCCCGTTAAACATGACTTCGCCCGGGGTGCCGAACCACTGCGGGCCGACGTTGTTCGGGGTCTCAATGTTCGCGGCCGGGAGCCACTGAAAGGTGGCCGGGAATCCATTTGCATAGCGGGAGGTAACAACCCAGAACGCGCGGCCTTGCATAATAAGGTCCCGGCACGTCACCGCCATGACAAAGTTGCGTGTCTCCGTGGGCGATGGCCTAGTCATCCATGATTCGCCCTCGATGTAAAGCTTCTCATAACGCTGCCCGGTCCATTGCAACGTATAGCTGCGTAGGTCCAGCGTAGAGACAACCGTAGAGAGCAGGCTGATAGCCCGGGTGACTGACGGCACCGACATAGCGGCCGTTTCAGCTGCGCCCACCTGAAAGCCGATAAAGTTCTGTGCCCGCTGCGGCGCGCCTGCGGCGGCAGCAATGGGAGCGGTGCCCATCGCGGGTATGGCCTTCACCTTCGGGCGGAATAGGTCCATGACATAAGCATCCCTTATACGTCGGCGAAATACAAGGGTGCGCGGCCGCCAGCCAAGGGAATGAAACCGACGGCCACGCGGTTACACGTTACCTGCTAAACGCGCGGGCGCGTATGCGTCATCTTCCGGCGAATGCTATTTGTGGCTTTTTGCGCGTCACGGGCTTCGCAATGATTGACGCGGCCCACACCATGCAACGCGCCATGGTGATGGGACCTGGGGAACGCTGACTTACAATGGCGTACCCGTTGCGCGTTTCGACACCGACCGCGCGGCCTACATGCTCGCGCAACATCTCCTCGCCGGTGTGTACCAAGCGGCCCTCATTTATAAGGCTTCGCACGGTAGAGGTGTGAGTCTGAATCTCGCCGTAGCCCACTTGCACTTTCTTACGCGCGAGCGACACCGGGGCAATGTCAAACATGTTTGGCGGCATGGCAACGCTTACACACCCGGCCGCCTCATGCTCGACCTGCTCCCAACACGACGCCAGACTATCCGCGACGAAGGCAACCGTCACACCAATACGCCCGTCCTCCAGCTCCACCGCGCGCACGCCCGAATACAAGGCCTCGTCGATTGACGAATCTATTGCCAGCACACCACCGGCCGGAATGTCGGAAACCTCTAGGGCGTCAAACACCCCGGGTGCGAGCCAGCTATTAACGGTGGTCACCCAGACGTTAAGCGATGCGCGAAGGAATGCGCCCTTGTCAATCTGCTCAGATTCGTCGGCCAGTACGGCCGGGTCCAGCGTGTAGCCAATCGCCGGGTTCGCCATGGGCCATAGGTCGGGGCGCGCCATGTAGTCGACACCTGGGGGACACGACCACTCGGCCATAAATAGTTTTGTGGTCTTGCCCTCATCAATTGCGCGTATGCCCTCCTCGCGCATCTGGGTCATGGCGTCTGATTCCTCAGTGCCCGCCGTGGACCAGCATGAGAGAAGCGGCGACCGCATGACCCGCTGCGACGGGATGGCCCCGTTCAGTAGAACCTCGCGGCTGATGTTCCAGATCTCGTCGGCAAAAATGTAGTGGGGACTGAAGCCGTGGAAGTTGGCAGGCGTCGCGGCTTGCACAAGCCACCGGCTACCACCGGGCATGATGATCTCGCTGCGGCCGTAGGAATGTTTGGCCTTCGCTTTCCATTCCTTCACGATGATGGGGGCCAGCGACTCAAATATCTCAGTGGCGAGGTCCAGCTTATGCGCGGTGGAGATAACCAGCACCGGCTCGCCCCGGCGTTCGGGCTCGCGCGTCAGTGCCCATAAGATCATTGCCCGTAGCGCGACGGTCTTTCCATTCTGACGGGCAACGGATACAAGGGAGCGGCGGTATTCAAGGTCGCCCTGGTCGTCGTGCTGCAACTGCCCATCGACGGCCAATCTTTGCCACGGCATCAGCGTAATGCCTAAGTATTTTTCGGCAATGGCCGCGACCTCGTGCCCGTAGGTGGCCGATGACGGCAACCCAGATATCAGGCGTGGCGGTATCTCAGTCGGTCCCGATGAATCGCCCACCGCTGCTACGGATGCAGGCGAATCAACCTCGATCTGGCTTTCTTGGGATACATAGCTAGA